GCATTCAAGGCGGCGTAGACAGTAAGTGCACGGCGTCACAGGTGCAGACCTTCGCCGGGCCAGCGGGGGCGAATCTCACGCTTCAATTCAATAATGCCGGCGCATTCGGCGGTATGTCCGGCACGTCATGGGATGACACGAACCGTTCTCTGACGATCACCGGGGCGACAATCACAGCGTCGCATCCGATTTTTGATTTATCGCAGACGTGGAACAATGCCGCCACGACGTTTAAGGGATTTTCTCTAGCCATAACTGACACAACTTCGGCGTCAACTTCTCTCCCAGTGGAGGTATCGCTTGGGGGGACAGTCTTGTTCAGCGTCAGTAAGATTGGGCAACTTGCATCGTTCGGCACTGGTGCTTCTTTGTATCTTCGGTCTGCTTCATCTCAAATCGCGCTCGGGGCGGCTAATGATCTTATTTTGACCAGGAAAACTGCGGCGAGTTGGCGTCTTGGTAACTTTGCAGCGGCCTCACCCGTAGCACAAATACTTGGCGTGCAGGAGGCGTCCGGCACGGACACGGCGGCAGCGGCGACATTCGCGATTGTTGGTCCGCTGGCGACCGGCAACGCCGCGCCGGGCGATATAGTGATGCAAACCGGGGCTGTTGGAGCGAGCGGTACGACTGTGAGCACAGCGACTACAGCACTGACGATTAAAGGCACGAGTCAAAATGTGATCGCCGCAAAACAGATTGTTCCCGGTACGGTTACGGTTGCGGCGCTCCCGACAGGTGTTGAGGGGGGATTGATTAACGTCAGCGACCAATTGACGGTATGTCCGGTTAAGGGAGGGACGTTCACGGGCGGCGGTGACAAGACCTGCCTGGCCCATTTTGAAGAGGGAGCTTGGGTTGCGCCGTGATTATACCAGTTCTTACCTTTGCGGACATTTCGCAGTATCCAACACCGTCCGATATTTTATTTATGGAGACCAGAGGTTACTACGCGCCAGGGGACGGCGGTGGCGGATTATATGCAAGGGTTGTTAGCCCCCCTGTGGGGGGTGTTTATGCTGTATCGGCGACTGGTGGTATTTTTGCCCTTCAAACAACTGGCCGGGCTAACCTTCGGCAGTTCGGAGCAAAAGGGGACAGCGTCACAGATGACACCGCCGCGATACAAGCAGCGGTTAATTCTCGCTGTTCTCTGATGGTTGATCGCGGAACGTATCGTATTTCCTCCAGCGTAACTTTTCCCACAACTAATCCAATGGGTGGATTTCGCTTTGAGGGATCAGGCCGGAGTGGTTCAGATTTTCTTACCAGCCCACGGCAGGGGCCGACAGCCGCCTTTGTGTGGGCCGGGGAAGATGGTGGAACCATGTTTGAGATGCGCTCTATGGTAGGGGCGCATTGGTCTGGAGTTGCACTTGTTGGGCAAGCGACAGTTAACGGCCCCAAAGCTGGAAAACTGATCTCAGTGGCGCACGCGGCAGGATTTGGATCCGGCGTTCATACGTTTGAGGATGTTGATTTTCAGCGGGCGACGGTAGGCATCCAATTCGGTGAATTAGCAACAGACCTCAACTGTGACACAAGTTTTTTCAATAAGTGCCATTTTTCTAATTGCGACACTGGGTTTTTAGCGGTTAATAATCAAGCACTTGGGTTTCGTTTTGCGCAGTTGTTCGGCACGACGTGCCGACGGCTGGTCGTTATGGAGAATGGGGGTGATATCGTAATCGATGGATGTTACGTCAACGGTTGCGGGGGGGCCGGCGTTAACGACTGGGTTTTAGATTTCCAAAACCTTCACAACAACAGCCACTCTGTAATGATTACCGGACTAAGATTTGAGAACAATACTAAGCAAGTTCTTAGAGCGGGTATAAATGGAAAAATCAGCATTAATGGAGCAAATGAAGCACAAGTAAATCAAGCATCGAGAATGTTTTGGACTGATGGTTGTTCGCTCTCGGTGGATAACTTCCGATTTGTGACAAACGATACGACGGCACCATCTTTTTATACTACTAAGAACGTGTCTGGAGGATTCTTGGCAACACTCAAGTTTTCACGCGGACGGTTTGAAGCGTCTTCGTTCGTCCAAAATGACTGGATTGAACTTGGTGGCCCGGCGGCGCAATCTCTGCTCATTCGCGACTGCGAATATGGGGCGACGGGCATTCCGTTAGCAAATGTGTCAAACGTAGTTGGGTGGGCTTAATGAAATACATAACACTTATTTTGCTTCTTCTTGCAACGCCCGCCTTCGCCGCCGACGTGCCGAACTATCACGCCATTGATGAGATGCAGGAGAAGGCGAACGCCTACATTGCCGCGCTTCAGTCGCAGCGCAACGCGGCGCTGGATCAAGTGGTCGCGTTGACGGCTGAACTTGAGCGGCTGAAGAAAGCTAAAGACTGTGGGAAATGATTATCAAACAAAAACCTCCTGTGTCGGTTGTGAAACAGAAGCCTGCGCCTGTCGCCAAGTCGCCCGCGCGGTCTATTCGGTCAGTCCTGTGGGAACAGCGGAAGGGGGCGACACGGGGACAGCTTGTCAAAAAGTTTACGGAAGCGCTCTACGCGGACTTCGAGGAATATGGCGAGGACGCAATCGCACAATGCAGGATGTTCTCTCCTGATGTTTATGTTAAGGTGATTGCCGGCTTAATGCCGAAAGAAGTTCAGATATCAACCGAAAAAGAGCTGACCGACAGTGAGCTTGAGCTTGCACTCCTTAGATATATCGCCTCAGACGTTGCAAAAGTTGTCGAGGGACGACAAGGAGGACTTCCTCAAATTATTGAGGGAGAAGCAACGAAGGAAGGCGAGAAATAGGCTGGCGGACTATCGGCCCTACGCCAAGCAATTGGAGTTTCACGCGGCCGGTAAGACGCATCGCGAAATTTTGCTTATGGCGAGCAATCAGACCGGAAAAACTTACGCTGGCGCTAACGAAATGGCGATGCATTTGACTGGGCGCTACCCTAATTGGTGGCCAGGGCGGCGCTTCGACAAGCCTGTGCGTGCCTGGGCCGGCTCGACGGGCTTTGAGGCCACCAGGGACGGCGTGCAGCGCTTGCTTGTGGGCGAACCCAAGAACGAGGAACTGTGGGGAACGGGGGCGATCCCCGGAGATACCATCCTCGCCACGCCCCGGGCGAATGGCGTCCCAAATGGTCTGAATGGCGTCTCGGTTCGGCATGTGGGAGGCGATGTTAGCATTTTAGGTTTTAAGAGTTACGATCAAGGCCGCGAGAAATGGCAGGGAGAAACGCTCGACGTTATTTGGCTGGATGAAGAACCAAATATGGACATTTATATGGAGGCATTAACAAGAACGAACGCAACTGGAGGAATAGTTTACATAACATTTACGCCGCTGAAAGGAATGTCAGACGTGGTAGAGATGTTTGTCAAGGAGTGTGGGCTATGAAAGCAGATTTTTTCCTAGCTATTGCATTCGGGGCCGCTTGTTTGTTACTTGCGATGTCTATATTTGAGGCGGTTTTGATGTTGATAAGCAAATGAGCAGGCATATCGTGCGCATGACGCTCGCTGACGCGGAGCATATCCCGCCAGAGCAGCGGCAAGCGATCATCGATAGCTACCCGGCGCATGAGCGTCGCGCTCGTGTTGAGGGCCTCCCTTCCCAAGGTTCGGGGGCCGTGTTCCCATTCGAGGAAGAGGGGCTGCGCTGCGAACCGTTCACAATCCCGGCGCACTTCGTTCAGATCAATGGAGTTGACTTTGGTTTCGACCATCCTTTTGCGGCCTGCCACTGCGCTTGGGACCGCGAGGACGATATTTGGTATGTGTGCCGCACGTATCGAGATAAGGGTGGTTCCTCCCCGATTCATGCGGCAGCCATGCGGCCTTGGGGCGTTTGGGTTCCTACAGCGTGGCCGCACGATGGCCTACAGCATGATAAGGGATCAGGGGCACAGCTTGCCGAACAGTATCGTGATAACGGTGTAAATATGCTCTATGAGCACGCGACGCACGAGGCCGGCGGCTTCGGCCTCGAGGCCGGTATTGCGGAAATGTCCGAACGGATGCAAACTGGCCGCTGGAAAGTCTTCGATGGTAACGAGGACTGGTTCGGCGAGTTTCGTCTCTACCATCGCGAGGACGGGAAAATTATCAAGGTCCGCGACGATCTTCTGTCTGCTACTCGCTACGCTCTTATGATGCGACGTTTCGCTGCCGCTCCGCCTGTAAAGACACGGCGCGAGCGCTCTGTGGGGAACGGAAACAGGCTTAACTGGATGGGCACATGAGATATGTCTACCTTGCAATTCTCTTGCTCGCCTGTGGCGGCTGCGCGCCTGTGGGCCAAGGTCAGCGATCGTTGCAAGGCGCTTCAATGGACTGGCGACATTCAAATGCTGTTCCGGCGGAGATAGTTGGCTCCACTATTAACAGGAAGCGTTAACGGCGTGGCAAACAAAGAAGCAGCTGAAAGACTAGCCCGGTTTATGTGCCAACTCGACACAAAATGGGCTGATCCTGATGGAATGTTCGCGCATGGGGAACCTGTGCGTATTTCTGTCGGGTTCTTAATTCCTAACAACTCACGGCCTTTGTGGACGATGTACCTAGGGAAGGCTGTGGACATTTTAGATTTTTTAGAGGGCGACAATGGCTGACGATTTTCTCGACGCTGACAAATCCTTCGCCCCGTCGCCGAGCGACCGCGACGTAGCAGCGCCCGACTCTGGCAAGCTGACGGCCAATCCGAAGGTTGAGGCTAAGGACGAGGACCACCACGAGGCGATGCAGCGCTGGAACCGTGGATGGGAGCACGACCGTCACAATATTCAACGCGCCTACGCCGATCTGAACTTTCTCGCCGGTTTTCAATGGCTTCAGGAGCTTGAGAACCAGCGCCTACAGGACGGCCGACCCGTTCTCACCTTCAACCGTTGCCCACAGTTCGTGCGCCAAGTCACT